ATCAGGCTGTTTTCCGGTAATGAATTCAGCGGTTCTCCCGGCATGCACAAGAATCGCCGTTGCCAGACGGTCGGAAATAATCCCACGACGTGCCCATGATCCAAAATGCGTTTTACGGTCAGCCGTCGTCCAGGTTTTGGCGTCCGTTCGACCACCGGCTCCGTAATACCCAATATCCGCAACATCCGGATCTTCTGACGGCTCGTTGGTACCCACATTTCGCCCGTTTTCATCCGTCATAAACGGCACAAAGAAGATTTTTTTTGCGGATTTCGTCTTATATGCACCATACACCGCATCGTATTGCGAAGAATAAGTCTGCTTCCAGTAGTAGGTCGTGTCGCCACAAATCCAGGGAACTGATGACGGAGAGCCCCCGAGACACTGACCTCCGAATTCCGACAGGTCAGAACGATATTTTTCCACCATGGAATCAAACAGCCCCGGCTGAGTGGCGTATGCACCCTGTTTCAAATCAAACTCGCCCTGCATCCAGACCACTGCAAGCAGAATATTTTTAGGGTTGGCCTTCAGTGCGGCCTGAGTACGGGTAAGCAGGTCCTTGTACAGTGGCTTATCTACACCCCAGCGTGCCGAGGTCTCGCTTGCGCCGGTGGATTCGCTGAAGGTACCTTCATCGCCCGCCAAAAATGCAGAACCACCACGGCAGCACGGAACCAGAAGAATACCGGCATTCGCCGGAATAAACGGCAACAATTTCTTCGCGATATGTAATCCCTGCCCCACGCATCCATACTGAGCTGCGCTGGCTTTCGGGTGTGAAAACTTACTCAAATCCTGAACATCATGCAGGCAGTGGTCCGCAGGAATAATGTCATTGTAGTTACAGGACGCACCACCCGGCGTGACAGTGCTGCGACGCGCCAGCTGTTTAATACGCGGGTCCGGACGGTCATATGTCTCCGGCAGCGGAAGCCCTTCACCATACGCCATACCGTTTGACTGCCCGGCCAGGGCAACAACAAAGTAATACTCCGGGTTGCTGGTAGTGCTGATAACTGCGCCTTCTCCATCCGACGGCTTCACCACCACAGGTGTGGTGACATCACCTTCCGCCGCAATGGCCTGCATCAGGGTATAAGGCGTGATGGCCACCGGACTGCCAAATGGCTGCCACCCCTCCTTCAGTTTTTGTGTCAGTCGTTTCGCAAGGTCTGACGGCGATGCCGCCCTGACCACGTCATAGTGTTTAAATGCCATGAATCCTCCCGGCCGGGATAATATTGTGAGTAAAATAAGGAGCGGGCTGAAGTCCGGAAGTTACAGGACAATGGCAGAAGAGAGACGACAGCCCGCAATTCGAAAAAGACCGCGCAGTTGCGCAGCCTTATGAATTCTGGTTAAAATCCATTCGATTATAAAAATGTATATCTCATGCTGTTGCCCGAACCCACTCGGGCTTTTTTTTGCCCACAAGAAAGCCCCTCCGGAGAGGGGCTAAAGCCGCGTATCTGTATCATCATGCACATGATGCCGGGTGCCTCCCGGTGAGTTCAGTATCAGCACCTGAACCCGCACAGAAAGGATAAGGGTCGGTGACAAAACACCAGTTGCTGATTGCCCCTCCGCACAGGGGGATTCACCATGCCAGTTTCTTTTAACAAACTCCCCGCAAAACAGACAACTGTCAACCGTCTGAATTGTGAGACATTTAAAAAAAAGCCCGCAAAAGCGAGCCGGGAAAAATAAGTCTGGCGCGTTGTACTGGATTCGAACCAGTGACCGATTGCTTAGAAGGCAATTGCTCTGTCCGGCTGAGCTAATAACGCAGGGTACAGATAATGGACCGCCATCGAGGACTCGAACCCCGCGCAACCAGCTTCGAAGGCTGGCGCTCTATCCTGATGAGCTAATGGCGGTATGTGATGGTGGCCCTTGCTGGATTTGAACCAGCGACCTGGCGATTATGAATCGCTCGCTCTCACCACTGAGCTAAAGGGCCGAGCCAAAAAATAATAATCAGATGAAAATCAATAATCAAGCCCTTGCCTGGATACATATCTGTCTGGCGGGAAGCCATAATAGCGGTGAAATACAGAAATAAAGTAGGACCTGCTTGAATAACCGCATTTTTCTGCTATAGCCTGTCCATATCCATGCCGGGAACATAACATATTTACAGCAACACGCATCCGCTCTTCCAGCAACAAGCGACTGAACATGCCCCCTTCATTTTTCAGTTTTGTCTTTAACAAACTCTCACTCATATGCAACTGTAGAGCAATCGCACCAAGCGTCCAGCTTGCTGATATATCTGTCTGAATTATCGCCCTGACTTTGGCACTTATGCTGGATAAACATCCACTTAAAAACAATGACATCCGTTCATCTGTTTCAAACAGAGACAGGCAGGCCATCATAAGAAACATATCCGTGGCCTCTCCGGAAAATCCCTGGCTGGTAATTAAAGCCGCAGCCAACGCAGGATTGTTGGGTTCCAGCAACAGGTAAAGCGGAATGTCAGTCAGACGAGTCCTCGTCAGCTTATGCTGACTTTCCAGATATTGACTTACGACGGATTCGCTTATATCGACAATTTTAACTTTGCCATAATGCATAAGGAAAAGCTCCCTGATGCATTTGGTGGCCAGAACAACTGAGCCTGGCTTAAGTGACAACGTATCCTTTTCAAGAAAAATATTAATTGGGGAGCAAACCATGATAACTGAACAGACAACAGCCATTATAATTTTACTTTCATTAGCAATTGGTTAGCTCAATTATAGCCCCAAAAGGTAAATTATCATCAACACATAAGCAAAGGACTGACAGGTGTCGCCCCCCCACCAGCCGCCCATTCACCACAAATAAAAAGCCTTCAGGACTGAAGGCGTCTGTAACAACCGCACTGATAGTCTGCCAGACCCGCCATAACAAGCTGGGTCAGTATTAACTGGCAGCGTTCGCGTGAAAGGTAAGTATTCTGCGCAATCTCCCCGACTGTCGCCGGTTCGGTAACGCTTAATTCATCAAACACAACTCTGGCGGTTTCTGTCATATCCTGCTGTTTCAGCATGTCTTTTTACCCTTTCCGGTTAACGTGACATACCAATAACTCTTGTCTAAAAAGCCAGCAAGATAAAAAGCCAGTATTCACGACCACCAGCGTGTTTACTGTACTGCACCAAGTTTACAGGTACAAAAAACCCGCTCAGTGGCGGGTTTAAGTTGTGTGGCGAAGTAACCACTCTTAACACACTAATAGCATTTTTGTTATAACACAAGTAGCTCATTCAGTATTTTTAGAATCTTGACTTTCTTAAGCACGGCGAACTCTGAATACCAAACATAAAATCAATTATCTTCCAGGCCGGATGCTATCAACGAAAGCCTCTCAAAAAACGCTGTAGCAGCCTTGTCCAAAGTTGAATAAGTACTGTATTCTCCGTGTTCGGGACCAACCACTACCCATGGTCGTCTTTTTGGGATTCGGGACTTCTCAGAAATCACTGTTCCAGATATACCAATATCAATTGTTACACCTGTTATTATTTTCTCTTCATCTCTTTCCCTGAACTCAATTGCCATAAATGCCGTTTTTTTTCGTTTCCCGTTTTTAAAAAAATCAAATAAAGCAAAGCGATGCTCATTAAAATCAACACCCCATCGTCCTTCAGGATAAAGGGCATGAAAGTTGTCATTTACGCTCTGCATCGTCTCATAAGCTTTAACTTCTAAATCTCCATAGTGCATAGATACCGCGCAGGAGTCACTGGGTAACTGTATTTTCCCAAGATTGAAAACCTTTACTGCTCCAGAACTATGGCATCTTGCCCGCAATTTATCCCCATTTATACTAATCGGAGAAATATTCCTTAATGTTCCGGGCTGGCTCCCTCCTAAGTAAACGACTGTTAAAGATTGCTTATTTTCAATTGCATCAACTAATACATGCTCTACATTTTTATCCATAATAACCTCCCAATGAACAGGTATCATCAGGAGGTTATAATAAAATATGATTATTTACTTTGATTGAATTTATTACTATATGTAACAATCAATTTCTAAAGATACCCCCAACATTGCCAGACAACCGTCAATAAACCCTTCAGCTTTCTGCAGTCTGATAACAACCTGATTAAGTGATATCCCCAGTTTTACCCCCAACACCCGTAATGTAACCCCATACACATAATACATTTCCAGTAATTCGTATTGATACGGTTCCTTTTTCTTAAGAACTGTCATCGCAGAGCTAATGATCAGGCCATCGTCATCGCTACATTGCGGGCGGGATTTTACTTTCGAAGGAATTAATCCCTTAAAACCTGCAGCAACAGATGACCATTCCACATCCTCGTGATTATTTGCCACCCATGCCCCTCAACGTTCAAGAACCATTTGAATATCACGCATCAACTTTCTCCACAAAATCAGGCCAGCACGCCTATTGCCAGCGCACGATCGATAAAACGAAATATCAGCTCCAGCTGGGAGCCATACTTCTCTTCAAATGCCACGGTATCCGCATGCAGCTCGTCGTGATGCTTTCTGCACAAAGGCAGCACGAAGAGGTCATGCGCTTTTGTACCCATTCCCCCCTGACCGTGGCCTATCAGGTGGTGGGGATCATCAGCAGGCTTTCCACAACATGCACACGGCTGCGTCTTAACCCAGCGCGTGTACTTTTCATTAACCCAGCGGCGACGTTTGGGGCGTAACATAAAAGACTCCGGCGACTCCGGATCCACTTTCAGCGCCAGCACCTTTTTCGCTTTATCCTGGATGATGCTGGTGGCAGGAACCGAAGGCACAAGGTCACTTTCCCGGGTGACAGACGGCACAACAGGCTTCGGTAATCTCAGTGCCTTACGGGCTGCACTTTCCGGTAAGGCATCCGCCAGGTCATTACGAATCAGCCACCAGCACAGTTCCGGCATTGTCACAACGTGACTGTCATCAAAACCGAGATCCCGACGCACAACAGACAACACCCAGCGGGCACAGTTATCCGTTGCCATTGATTCCAGCCGTTCCGTGAACTGATCGCGCAGCTGGTTATCGCAGTGCCAGCACAGACGGATTGCACCCGGAGCGTGTCGCATTGTGGTCATGTTCTCGCTGTGCCATCCGGAATGAGGCCACTGGCAGCCTTTTTCACGAAGTAACCAGCTTTCAAGACATTCCACGCCACCAGCACGACGGATCACTGCCTCATGGCGGAACACGGCCCGAACGGCAGGATCATCCGCCAGCGGTTGTGATGCCGCCGGAACGGCACCACTGGCGAAAGATGAATAACGCTCCGGCTCAGGCTCCAGCAGGACACGCCCCTGCATAAACAGGGGCATCAGCTCTGAACCTGGCCTGAACAATACGATCCCCATACGCGGGGCAATTTCAGGGGTCAGTAGTGCTCTCACAGTCACCTCAATGAACGGTATCGAGCAGCTTTAACAGCTCAGGAAATCGGGATTCGAAGAAATGCGGCTGCGTCTCGCGCGGATTTGCAGGACTGGTGATGTTCTTGCCGAACATGCAGCCTTTCGCGGTCAGCGACCAGAATTTTTTGATGTTGTTAATCGCGGTACGGCTGTATCGTTCGCGTTGTTCAACGATCCCCAGCTTCGCCATCTGGTGATATGCCTGATTAGCCGTCAGGCGGATACCATACTGCTTCAGCAGTGCACTCAGCGACAGCGTAGGGCGGCTTGAACCATCTGGCGCATCAGCAGGTGCATCAATGGCATAGATCGGCATAAGTTCAGGAAGACCAGCTACCTTTGATAATTTCTGGTATGCACCAAGTTTCGAGGAGTTTGACAGATTTAGAGTCTTTGCTGCTGATTCAAGCAGAATGACCCCGGATTTAATTTTGTCGGATGTGGTTTCTTCTGGTGATGAATTATGAAGCGCATCAAAAGTACGTATCACTTTTAAGCTGAATGCCGGGCTGATCCACATTGCATATGCATAGACCAGCTCTTTACAGACATACGTCCCACCATTGCGCCCCTGAATGGTGATGACAGGAATACTACGGGAATCTCCCGTAGTTTCTTCTTCCAATAATTCCACAAGAGCCTTCGTTTCAGGACGACGCATAAACTCGTGAACTTCCAGCGAACGGGAGGAGCGATTCTCACCAGCGGCAAGAAGAGCAGCTTTCTGAAGGTCGTTAAGACAGTAGTTAGATTCGAAGTACTGGCGCACAGAAACGCCATCAATTACAAGCAACTGATTCATTGGTTTCTCCACAAATTTTTATCCACGAGCGGGACTGCACTCCCTTTTCGTTGATGCAGGATGAACTTACTGCGATTTTTAATAGTTATCAAGGATACACTGTTCATAAATACAGTATCTTTAACGAGGTAATACCCAAATTTAGGGTGTTGCTCAATTCCGTTACCGAGTTGCTAATTTGCAACTCGCTTTTTCGTACTTACTGATAGTGATCTCGACCTTCCCCTCCGGGATAACCGGTCCCCACTCCACCAGCATTCTTTTCACCTGACTGTCGTCTTCCCACACACCCGCGTGGGTCAGGGCGTCAAACAGCGCCTTGTTATAGTTGTCCAGATCGCGGATCCGGTTATCCGGAGGAAACAACACGATCTCCACTGAAGCAGGTGCCGACGTTGGTTTCGGCAGACGACGTAACTGCTCAACTATTGCTGCACACGCCGCGCTCTGGAATTTTCGCCCCGCCGCGCTTATCAGGCTCTTACCAGCAAACGCCCCTTTGTTGGGGTGTCGCCAGTACGTGTTCACGCTGGGCGGAAAAGGCAGTATTAGCTTCATACTTTCAGGCCCCTCTCATGTAACCAGTGGGTTGCACGCAGCCTTGCGTTTTCCTCACCGGCAAGCAGTGCGCGGATAATCCCGACCGCCTCGCTGTCGTCGTCCTTCATCGCAGTATGAAGCGTTATCCCCCGGGCCACGCCACGCTTTATCGTGATGACGCCTTTTTTCTCCAGTGCGCGAAGATGCTCCACCGCTGCATTCACCGAACGGTATCCCAGCATGGTTGCCACCTCCTGATTGGTTGGCGGGAAGCCACGTTCTTTCTGATAAGAAATCAGCATATCCAGCACCTGCTGCTGGCATTGAGTTAACGTCGTCATGCCGCCATCTCCCTGACCAGTTTTTCCGCCTGCTGGCGAACCTGCGCCAGAAACGCCTCACCACATGCCTCAAGTTCATCGCGCCCTATGTAGCTGATTGCCGGTCCCTTCCAGGTCTTGTCGAAAACAGCAATAGCACCAGCGAAGAAAGCACCTGTTGGCACCTGCTTTTCGTCTTTCGGGATAAACCAGGCAGGCAGTTCAAAACCAATACGCCCGCGAATAAAAGCAATATGATCTGCATCTTCCGGCCACCACACTTCGCTGGTGGCAGCTTTGATCAGGAAAACATAGCGCCCGCCTTTATCACGCATGGCACTGGCATGTTTCATGATGTAACGCATGCCGGTGATGTATTGCCCCTCATGCTGACTGGCGCGGCTGTACGGGGGATTACCAAAGGCAGCACCTTTAAGCTCCGCAAGACGTTCAGACCAGTCATGCGCCAGCGCGTTGTCTTCCGCAGTGTAATACGCAGCACATTTGGCGTTATCACCGTCAGTGAACAGATCCAGAACAAACGGGCCAAACAGGGTGTTAATTCCCCAGAAAATGTTGTCCGGCGTGCGCCACTGATCGCCCACTTCCTTCAGTTCATGGGCTGGTTTGTTCCGCAGTTCCACCAGCGCCTGGCAATATTTATTACTCATTAAGCCCCCACGAAATTCCCTGACAGATACCACTCTTCACCCGATGCAGCGCGCTTGCTGCTTTTCTGTAAGCACTGCTCACGACGCGCCAGAAAATTGTTTCGTTCTGGCTGGGAGTGGCTTTCACGGAATGCCGCCATCCACACCGTTGCAGCACGACGGTATAAGCCCCTGGACTCCAGTTCTTCAGCATGACGGGTCAGGCACAAAATCACCCAGGGGTCGTTAGTGCCGACATAGAAATTGCTCACAGGTATGGTTTCAAGAACAGGTTGCAGTTTCTCCTCCTGCGATATCTCAGCCTGGTGTGGGAAATGTCTGCGTGTTTTCCCTTCACAACGGTGAGCCACACGCCCACTCTGACGTAACTTGCTTGCTGACTGCAGTACGCGCTGCCGTGAGTAACCTGCAAAAGCATCCGCAATGTCTCCGGAAGTACAGCCCGGATGGGCTTCAATGAATTTCTGAACTTCATTCAAAAGACTCATGATCACCCCCTGAATCCTTCCGGGATCTGGCTGTAGTCCACGTTGTCGTAACTGGCTTTGAAGTACGGGTCTTCACGTTTTTCTGTGTGCGTGCTGACGGACGGCGATAAGCGCAGGGAAAGCTCATCCCATTTTTCCCGCAACTTCGACGGGCTGAGCACGTTACGGCACCAGAACGGATCACGGCTGACGCGGCTGTACATCTCGCAGATTTGTTTGTGAGTACGACCATCCTGCACACACATCAGGCGAATTTCGTTTGCCCATGCTGTCCAGTTCGGTTCTTTGGGACGAACCACCTCGCCGTCACATTCGGCGGCCTGCTCGTACAGGGCGATGATTTTTTTCCAGAGCCACTGTGCGCAGGTCAAATCATCCTGCGTTCCCCACTGGCGCTTTTTAGGGCTGAATACAACCGCATCAGGATGGCGAGTTAAAAAATCCTGTTCAGCCGTCTGCGTGTCCGGTTGCAAAGCGTCCGGACGAGAAGGTTTTTTATCTGACGGATCATGTTTTGATTTTACTGACGGATCCCCGCCAGATTCTGACGGGTGAAAACACGCTTTTTTGCCAGATTTCGACGCATCAAATTTTGACGGGTCAGATTTTGATGCGTCAGATTTTGACGGGTCAGAATCTGACAGTTGAGAAAATGCCGCAGCCTGAAGCTTCGCAACGTTAAGCTGATAAACATTCGACGCATTGCGGTTACCCTGGCGACGCGCCTTACGCGTTAACCAGCCTTCTGCTTCCAGCCGTGCGATAGCCGTTCTGACGGTACTCATCCCCGCGCCAATCTGGCGGGCAATGGTTTCAATTGATGGCCAGCACACACCCTCGTCATTACTGAAATCAGCCAGACGGGCCATAATTGCCACACTGGATAATTTCATGCCTGACGCTGCGCAACCATCCCATACATAGCCGGTTAATTTGGTGCTCACTTACGCACCTCCTTATGCTTTTCGTTCAGTTCCGAGTCCACCAGCCCGGCAACGAATACACCATCGTTGATGTAGTCGTAGAGCGATGAAGCCAGCGGAGACTGAACTGAAACCAGCATCGGATAAAGTTGTTCTAACCAAACGCGGTGAATTTCAGCCATGTAGAGGTAAACAACGTGGGCATTGTGCGCGACACATGAAGTATCAACCTTTCCGATCAGCGCCTGTTCCATCTGGTTAAAGGCATTGATGTATGCCTCTTTGAACCGGGCAGCACGTTTACCCGTGAAACCCATAGCAAGAAACGCAAAACCGTCTCGTGTGATTTGATAGCAAAGGAGCTTGCGTGTACCACCGTTCGGTTGATTTACCGAAATCGATGTCTCCGCAAAATTGCGGGCACAAAACTCAGGGGAACAATCCAGAGTGCGGATCTTTTTCAGCACATCGTCGTGACGCTTGGAGAAGAAGTTGGCAACAGCCAAAGAAGTGGTAACGGCCTGGCCGTTGTCAATGGTGATTTCAGGTTGAGTGAGGGCTGGGATCGTAGCCATGATGGCAGCCTCCGTTGACAGTGAAAAACTTCCACCACCGGAAACGCCAATTTCACTGGTGGTGAACTGGACGGGGTTGGCGTAACCGGCGTCAACGGAGACCGGCGCACCTTTCGGTGCCCCCGCCCAGCCCACCATAATCTGGATGTGAGCAAATGCGGACGATAAAAAAGACGCTGGCGCGTCATACATCGCCGTTGACAATTTCAGGACGCCAATCCCGGCACCCGCTTTATAAGGTGCCTGAACAGTGTAACGTCCCGGAATTGCAGAATCAATATGCTGGTGGCGATTGGTAAACAGTTTGAAAATATTCCGGATCATTTACGCCCCCTTACCTCTGAAGGATTCAGCGACAAATTTATGAGGCAGGCCAGCGCCGAAGCATCATTAATATAGTCATACAAGCTAACAGCCAGCGGAGATTCGGCTTTTGCCAACATAGGATAAAGCTGCTGCAGCCAGACCTGATGAATTGATGAAATGTAGGAATAGAGAACGCTGGCGTTATGTGCAACGTCGCTCAGTACAGAGGGATTTGAAAGCTGTTTCTCCATCTGGTTAAAGGCATTGATGTATGCCTCTTTGAACCGGGCAGCACGTTTCCCCGTGAAGCCCATGGCAAGAAACGCAAAACCGTCGCGGGTGATTTGGTAACAAGGGAGTTTGCGGCCTGTGCAATCGGTGTAATCACTGGGCTGAAAATTCAGCTCAGTGAATTCAACAGAGCACTCAAGCGTCTGGATTTTTTGAATAACGTTTTTGTGCTGCTTGCAGAAATATTCGGCAACGGCCAAAGAAGAGGTAACAGCCTTCCCATGGATAACATCAATTTTAGGGTGAGTTTGGGTAGGGGTGGTTGCCATAGTGACATCCTCATGTGCGAATTTTGAAAACTCACCACATGGGACGCCAATCACAGAGGTGGTGAGACGTACAGGGTTGGCGTAACCGGTCGCACATGACCCCGGCGCATCTTTCGATGCCCCTGCACGCCCCACCATAATTTGGATGTGAGGAAACGTGCGCAAAAAAACCGCTGAAGCGCGGTTATGCGCATGTGCGAATTTCAGGACGCCAATCCCGGCACCCGCTTTATAAGGTGCCTGAACAGTGTAACGTCCCGGAATGGCAGAATCAATCATTACTGGTTTGCTCATGATCGTCCCTTATCTCCCTGAACTTTTGCCTGAAATGCTCAAGTGGGCTGAAGCATTCATGTTCATAGCCTTCACGGAGGTAGATAACCCGTTGTGTTTCCGGCTCCCAACGAATGACTCTGACGGGCACTCCGTGGTGATCTTTGAACCAGCGGTTAACTTGTCGCAAAGGACTGTCTCCTTCTGCCGGTTGAAATCACCCACAGCCCACTCTGCAAAGCTGTGGGTTACAATTTCCCTGTCACCTGGTACATTCACTGCATAGCAATACTCCACCTTCGCTTTTCCACCCGGTACAGGAAGCGCAATCAGTTGCGAGCGACGGTAGTGTGTTGTTAAACTGTTCATGCGTTAGTTTCTCCACAACCAGAAGCAATCGACGCCACGACGCCCGGAGCTGCACACTCGCGGGCGTTACTCTTTTCCGGCGCACAAAAAACACGAAATAACAGTGTTAAATGCTCCTGCCACTTCGCCATTACTTGGTAGCTGTTCTCTTCGATTTGCTCACGCTCAGCCTGGTCAATAACTCCATCAGCAGTTGCCTTGCGTAAGTACTGGGAATGCTTGCCAATCCATTCTATTGACTCCATCAGCCGCTGATTAATGTCACCATTGTCAATGTCATCAATGACCACCAGCGGCACAAACACCCCATTACTACGACGGGCTATTGCATCCGTTACATGCCTGGTACCACTGGCATCCTGTAAAACCATGGCCCACTCAAGTGGAAAAATTTGATCCCCACCGCTACGCAGTCTGTTATGCAATTGATCTTTTGCTGGGGTGATATCATCAGATTTATACAAACCAAGAATTTCTGCTGCTTCCTCATAGCCATGAGGTAAATCAGCAATCGTTCTTCGTATTGCTGCCACCAGCCATGCTGGTTGCTTATCAACTTTCCATTCAGGTTCTTTACCCACGTTTAAGCCCTCATATCTGTGGTTTCTGTAAATCGATTTATCCATTAGATTTTTCATAAAGCTCAGGTTTAAATGGCAACCGTCCGCAAGTTCTATATGCAGCCTCTGCTGCACGTCCTTTTGGAATTAACTGGCCAGGACGGTTTCGCCACTGATAAACGGCTTCAGTTGTTATGCCGAAAAAAGCAGCAACTTTCTCAATGCTGCCGAAGTAGCTTTCGATATCGTCAGTCGTCATATGCCCTCCAAACTAAGTTTTATTAGATGTTAATTATCAATCTATCTTAGGTCAATAAAAACTAAGATTACTTAGTAATTAAAGAAATGGTGCTCCTATGGAAACGGTTGGTCAGCGTATAAAAGCTCTGAGAAGAGTTACCAGAACGTCCCAGAAAGAATTGGGTAAATTTTGTGGAGTAAGTGACGTTGCTGTGGGGTACTGGGAGAAAGACATCAATGTCCCTGGTGGGGAAGCACTTTCAAAATTAGCGAAGTTCTTCAATACGTCAATAGATTACATTCTTTATGGTGCGGAGTTTGAAGGCAAACTCGTCACAAACATGCGCAGAGTTCCTGTAATCTCGTGGGTTCAGGCTGGGCAGTTTACTGAGTGCAGGACAGCAGAAGTGTTTAGTGAAGTAGACAAGTGGGTAGATACATCATTAAAGATTGGTGATAACTCATTTGCATTGGAGGTTAAAGGCGACTCCATGACTAACCCTAACGGCCTCCCAACAATACCAGAAGGCGCAACAGTGATTGTAGATCCTGATGCAGAACCCCGGCATGGAAAAATAGTCATCGCTAGACTTGATGGAACAAACGAAGCCACAGTAAAAAAATTAGTTATCGATGGCCCTCAAAAGTTTTTAGTGCCATTAAATCCCCGGTACCCCAACATCCCGATCAATGGTAATTGCCTCATCATTGGTGTAGTCAAAGGAGTTCAATACGAACTCTAGCCCCCCCCTTTTCTCTAACCAAAACACCGAACTAAGAAAAGTTTGGTGTTTTCTCTTGCCATTAAAACTAAGTTAAGTTAGATTTTATATCAAAGATAACGAACAGGCAGGACGCCCACGAAGTAGCCGCCTGGGGCATATGAAGTCCAGGATGATTCGTTAGTACCAAAAAAGCGCCCTACCGGACGCTTCGCTCTTTAAAAATCAGTAACCCTCACTTTGGGCCTGGATCTGGTGGCCTGGGACGAGGTGGAATATGAAAAGGCTCTATTGGTCGACTCATTATCCAATCCTATTATGTCTCATTTCTTCGGTTTCGGTGGTTTCGGCTTCGGAGGTACATGTCCGTGAACTGGATTATGCTTGTTGGTCATCATTAATATCCGTTAGTTCATTCTCTAGAGGTAGATCTCCCGCACACCAAGCTATAAATTTTTCTTTGGTTGTTAAATCGTACTTAGTTGGAACACCAGCAAAAATACAGGCCCGAATGAAAGCCGCTCGTTCAAGTGATTTCCATGGATTACTATCAGTATCTTGGATTTTTAAATACCTAGCTTGCAACTGATCTTCAGGAAGGGTATCAGACTCAATCAGCAGTCTTTTGTAATGCCTCGCTTGCTCTTTAGACATTCCAGCCTCTTGGCCAAACTGATAGACCAACTGAAGAACCGAAAGTACGGCAACAAACAAACCGAAAATAAATAAATTACTGTACGGGGCGAAAACTGAAAAACCGAGAACGATTAACATCAACGTTATTAATTTATCAATGCGAGTTAACAACGTGTAATTCATCTTCTCCAATACATAAGAGTAGTGAACATAAAATTTATAATCGTCTCTGGTCATATTAGTCTCAGTTTTCCTTGGGTGGTTTTGGAGGAACTGGAGGCTTTTGTCTTAACGGCACATGCCTCTCCTCATACTTATCTACACATAGATCCATATAAATCCTTATCGTTGTTGGGGAGGGTTACATAATAACCAAATCCTTGTTGTTGGGGAATAACCAGGTCCACCTCGCCTGATGTGGCTAAAAGCAGGCACATAACAGCTAAGTATTTTCAACCAGAGAGAATCCTTAGCGTTGTGGTGAATGCGCAGGCTGATGCGCGAAAGACATTGCAGCTATTGCGGAAAAGAGCTGTTCGGCGGGGCAATTAAACGCCCGTGAGAGTCTGAAATAACCGCAAGCCGGAGATCAGCACCGGTCACCACAACAGCCACTGCTTTGGCGGTACCAGTTTGTACCCTTGCTTCCGGCTGGTACCGCTCTTTTTACAAAACAGAGAAGAGCATCACCGGACGACGGGCTCATAACCCAATCCATCCGGGCGGCTGTCACCGCAGGTGTTCTTCTCTGTTTTGTGGAGAAACCAACCGACCTTGCAGGGTCGGTATGATGAGGAGCAGCAAAATGGCTAGCGTACGCAGTACTGATGTGCAGGTATTTATCGTAGAACTGGACGGCGGCGTATTTGAAACCAAACTCGGCGCAGTTCTCAGTGAAGTCGCTTCCGGTGTGATGAACACGAAAAACAAAGGTAAAGTCTCGGTCAATCTGGACATCGAACCGTTTGATGAGAACCGTGTGAAAATCAAACACAAACTCTCATATGTTCGCCCGACTAACCGCGGGAAAATCTCCGAAGAAGACACCACCGAAACGCCGATGTATGTCAATCGAGGTGGTCGCCTGACTATTCTGCAGGAAGACCAGGGACAATTACTGACTCTTGCCGGTGAACCTGACGGAAAACTCCGCGCAGCAGGTCGTTAATATCGTTCGTAATAAACTGATTATTTATCTCATCACTGAATATCTTTATATAGTGAGGACTTATTATGTCTCAGAACTTAGACGCAACCGCAATTAATCAAATCCATGCCCTTATTTCTGCTCAGGGTGTTAATGAAATTATCAGTAAGATTGGTGCCGATGCTGTGGCATTGCCTGAGAATTTCCGCATTCATGATCTGGAAAAATTTAATTTAAATCGCTTCCGTTTCCGTGGTGCACTTTCCACTGCCAGCATCGATGATTTTACCCGTTATTCTAAAGATCTTGCAGATGAAGGCACCCGCTGCTTTATCGATGCCGATAATATGCGTGCCGTCAGTGTGCTTAACCTGGGTACTATTGATGAGCCAGGTCACGCAGATAACACTGCCACTCTCAAACTGAAAAAGACAGCACCGTTCTCTGCTCTGTTGTCTGTTAACGGCGAGCGTAACTCCCAGAAGTCACTGGCAGAATGGATCGAAGACTGGGCCGACTACCTTGTGGGCTTTGATGCTAATGGTGACGCTATTCAGGCAACAAAAGCGGCTGCGGCAGTCCGTAAAATCACGATTGAAGCAAACCAGACCGCTGATTTTGAAGATAATGACTTCAGCGGCAAACGCTCCCTGATGGAGTCTGTCGAAGCGAAGACCAAAGACATTATGCCAGTGGCATTTGAATTTAAATGCGTTCCGTTTGAAGGTCTGAAAGAACGTCCGTTTAAATTACGCCTCAGCATTATCACTGGCGATCGTCCTGTACTGGTTCTGCGCATTATTCAGCTGGAAGCGGTGCAGGAAGAAATGGCTAACGAATTTCGTGATCTGCTTGTTGAGAAATTCAAAGACAGCAAAGTAGAAACCTTTATTGGTACTTTCACCGCCTGATTTCATTACTGCAAATGCCCCTGCGGGGGCATTTATGGAAACGTAATTAACTCAATAATCACCGGATGGTGAGGGCTTCCTTTTACCAGAATTCAGCGCGGTGCAGTGCATATACGTGGAGAACAAAATGTCATTTATTAAAACTTTTTCCGGGAAGCATTTTTATTATGACAAGATAAATAAAGACGACATCGATATTAACGATATCGCGGTTTCCCTTTCAAATATCTGTCGCTTTGCCGGTCATCTTTCGCACTTCTACAGCGTCGCCCAACATGCGGTTCTTTGCAGCCAGCTGGTGCCGCAGGAATTTGCTTTTGAAGCGTTAATGCATGATGCAACAGAAGCGTATTGCCAGGACATTCCCGCACCACTGAAACGCCTTCTTCCTGACTATAAACGGATGGAAGAAAAAATAGACGCCGTAATCCGTGAGAAATACGGGTTACCCCCAGTTATGAGTACACCCGTGAAATATGCCGATCTCATCATGCTGGCAACCGAACGCCGCGATCTCGGGCTTGATGATGGCTCTTTCTGGCCTGTACTGGAAGGCATCCCGGCAACAGAGATGTTCAACGTGATTCCACTGGCACCGGGTCATGCCTACGGGATGTTTATGGAACGTTTTAACGATTTATCGGAGTTACGCAAATGCGCATGAATGTTTTCGAAATGGAAGGGTTTCTTCGCGGGAAATGTGTACCGCGAGATCTGAAAGTGAATGAAACAAATGCTGAGTACCTGTTACGTAAATTCGACGCGCTTGAAGCTAAATGTGCGGCACTGGAAAACAAAATAATACCAGTGTCAGCTGAACTGCCACCAGCAAATGAAAGTGTTCTGTTATTTGATGCTAACGGAGAAGGCTGGCTAATTGGCTGGCGTTCTCTCTGGTACACCTGGGGACAAAAAGAAACCGGAGAATGGCTGTGGACATTTCAGGTCGGGGACCTTGAAAACGTCAATATCACTCACTGGGCAGTAATGCCGAAAGCACCGAAGAATAAAAAATGAGCGTGATAAAAACTCATACAGGAATTGTTATCACCCGAGACGGTCCGCAGGTAAAAAAACTGCACCAGACAAAGCGGATGTGGGTCGTCGGAAAAAACGAGTTTTACCACAAAGAAACCGGACGCCGCCACTTTGCAGAAAATACTCGCCGCCGACTGCTGATCGATACCATCAAGCCTATCGAGGTGAAGCATGTTTAAACAGAACGAAAAATCTATCGCTCAAATTGCTGAGTATATCCCGCGTGCGTGCCGGGATATGCAGTTGCAGGAAGCCAAAGCACGCCTGGAGAAAAAAATTGCGCTCTATATCGATGACGGCTGTGATGCCGCCGTTCTTAACGCGGCGTTCGCGCCAGCTCTTAACAGTCATACGCGAAAGTCTTTTTTTTCGTGCATCGCAGCGCAGATCCGTAAAGGAGGCAACCAGTGAGCAACATTAACTATCAGGTACTGCGTGAAAAGGCAGAGAAAGCAACTAAAGGAAGCTACATCGTAGGGCATACATCTGTTAACCAACACGGCAATTTAACAGGAGTTTTTGTTTGTCAAAAATGGAAAGGAGAACCCGGTGGCGTAATTGCAGAATGTCACGTTAACTGCCTGGTTGAAACAGATGCTCAGGCTTATGCAAACGCTGAATTCATAGCAGAGGCTAACCCGGCTACCGTGCTGGCACTGCTGGATGAACAGGAAAGAAACCAGCAATACATCAAACGCCGCGACCAGGAGAACGAGGATATTGCGCTAACGGTAGGGAAGCTGCGCGTTGAGCTTGAGGAGACAAAATCAAAACTCAACGAGCAGCGCGAGTATTATGAGGGAGTTATCTCTGATGGGTGCAAGCGTATTGCTGAACTGGAAGCGCGGGAAGTTCAATTACCGACTCGCTACGACCTTCGATATGGACACCCCATAAATGCAGATGAGCGACAAGTCATGATACCTAAAGAAAATGGCAGTTGGCTTTACCTGATTGACCTAGAACACGCATTACGCGTCGCTGACATTCGCATCAAAGGAGAGTGATATGGCGTTAACACACCACGAACTCTGTCAGATTGCGTACAAGTTCCTTAAGCGCAACGGGTTCAAGGTTTGCTTTCATGACCGCTTTGTTGCTGTAACCAGTACCGGAGAACAGCCAGATGCTATGGGATTCAGAAATTCAGCATCATGCCTGATAGAGGCGAAGTGTTCTCGTGCTGACTTGTTGGCAGATAGAAAAAAGCGTTTCCGTAAAAATCCCTCACTTGGCATGGGCGACTGGCGATTCTTTATTAGTGAGCCGGAAATTATTTCAGTTGAGGATTTACCTCCCGGCTGGGGATTACTTCACGTTGTTAACGGAAGAGTACGGAAAGTACATGGATGGCCCAGGGGTAATTGCTGTTGGGGTAATCCTGACGATAAGCCATTTACCGGGAATAAGCAGGTTGAATGCGATTACATGTTATCTGCATTAAGGCGCATGGAGTTGAGAGGGCACCTTAATGAAATATATGACGGTGTAATTGTTAATAAGAAAGAAGGAAACGCGGCATGATCACTATTACCAAAGAGCGACTGCTGACAATCAAGCAGTGGCGCGAAACATACGGACCGGGTAGCAACGTTGTACTGCCAGCAGAAGAAGCGGAAGAACTGGCACGAATTGCTCTGGCATCGCTGGAAGCAGAGCCGATAGGTTTCCGTTGCAGGCGCAATGATAACCTTGGTGATTGGAGTTACGTATATCATCGAGAGCCAGATGATTTTGAGCGCAAACATTTAGTGATAGAGGGCATTTACGCCGCCCCTCCAGCGCCGGTAGTGCCGGAAGAAATGTATTGGCAGGATGCGCCAGTTGAAGGCAGCAGCAAAGCGGCTGCATACGCTACAGGCTGGAACGATTGCCGCGAAGCCATGCTTCAGTCCGGAAACTTTCGGGAAAATAAAGATTCGTCAACCAATAATTTTCGGAAAATCCCGGAAGCGTCAACCAGCTCTCCGGTAACTCCGGATGGTTGGATAAGCTGTAGTGAGCGAATGCCGGACGACAGGCAGGAGGTGAATCAATGAGCTGGCCTGATGCAATCGTAACTCTGGGGGTGGTATTCGCAGCAGCGTTTGTTGTGTTCTCGATTTGTCGATGGGGATAACCACATGTTCGCTTTGATTCAACGCGGTCAGATATACACGGACAGAGCCGGATACCCCGTGGTGATTACTCGCATCACTGAGCACTCAGTGTTCTTTCGACGGATGGACGGACGATCCGGGCGGGTACGCATTGGTGAGTTAAACTGCCTGTTCGAACATATTGACCACCAGGAGTACCGCAAAATTCTCGCGGACACTGAGCAGGAAAAGCACCTGAAAAAATTACGAGCCATAAAAAGGAAGTAAAGAATGAATAAAGCATTTGAACGATGGGTCCACCAGCGTTACGGCAATCGCTATGACCTGACGCGAGATGTTGACGGCTTCTACTGTCGTGAAGTTGTGAAGCGAATGTTTGACGTGTGGTGCCACTGCCGTGGATGAAAATTTTATGAGGTTGGCATGCAGACAATCATCTATCAGATAACCCCCAGCAAATGGTGTACGGAGAGAGTCCTCATTGCATCAACAGGGCTAAAGCCTGGCACCATTGAGCGGGCAAGAAGAAAGTCATGGATGCAGGGAAAAGAATACCGCCATTACGCTGTAGAAGGTGATCCGAGGCACTACAGTGAATGCCTGTACAACATCGAAGAAATTATGCGATGGATCGAAAACCAGAAACAACCAGGTGCCAAAAATGCAAGTTCCGGTTAACCTGTTAATGCTCCTGGACGTCTGGGAGGTTTAATGAGTAACGCATCATACCCGACAGGCGTTGAAAACCATGGAGGATCACTCCGTATATGGTTTCACTATAATGGCAAACGTGTCAGAGAAAACCTCGGTGTTCCTGACACAGCCAAAAACCGGAAGATCGCTGGTGAACTTCGCACTTCCGTTTGTTTTGCAATCAGAATGGGGAGTTTCGACTACTCCGCGCAGTTCCCTAATTCCCCTAACCTGAAACACTTTGGTCTGGGAAAAAGAGAGATAACCGTTAAGGCACTTTCGGAAAAATGGTTGGACCTTAAGAAAATTGAGATTTGTGCGAATGCACTTAACCGTTACCAGTCAGTAATTAAAAACATGTTACCAATGTTAGGTGAAAAAAAACTGGTTTCATCCATAACAAAAGAGGATTTACTTTTCGTAAGGAGAGATTTGTTGACCGGTTACCAAAAACTTTCTAATGGAAAGACTTCTTCCATAAAAGGGCGCTCAGTGGTCACGGTAAACTACTATATGACAACCATAGCTGGAATGTTTCAATTTGCAACAGATAATGGTTATACCTCAGGAAACCCATTTAACGGTCTGGCTCCCTTAAAAAAGTCCAAGGTAAAACCAGATCCTCTCACCCGTGACGAATTTATTCGTTTTATTGAGGCTTGCCGTCATCAACAAACAAAAAACCTGTGGATTCTCGCTGTATACACGGGTATTCGTCACGGGGAGCTGGTATCGCTGGCATGGGAAGATATAGATCTTAAAGCAAGGACTATAACCATCCGTAGGAATTATACAAAACTTGGCGAATTCACTCCACCAAAAACTGATGCTGGCACCGGAAGGACAATTCATCTGGTTCAACCAGCTATTGATGCTCTTAAAAGTCAGGCGGAAATGACCATGCTTGGAAAGCAACATTCTGTAGAGGTAAAGCAGAGGGAATATGGGAGAAGTACTGTGCATAAATGCACTTTTGTTTTTAGTCCTCAGGTAATAAAACAGCGGCAGTTTTCCGGACCGCACTATAAGGTTGACTCCATCAGGGAGTCATGGACAAGTATCTTAAAACACGCAGGTCTGAGACACAGAAAATCGTACCAATCCAGGCATACTTATGCATGCTGGTCACTTGCCGCTGGAGCTAATCCTAGTTTTATCGCAAGCCAGATGGGCCACACAAACGCACAAATGGTATTCAATGTTTACGGAGCATGGATGAAAGACAACAATCACGAACAGATAGAACTCCTTAACAAAAGACTATCTGAAAGTGTCCCATGTATGCCCCATAAGAAAGTGGGGTAA